AATATGGGTTTTGGATTTGGACTTAATGGTCCGAATACCATCTATAAAAGAAAGCATCGTTGGCTTTTAAAAATTCCAGATGTTTCCGCTGAAGGAATTGACACCTTACCTCCGCAAAAGAGTGCAAGGCCATCCTTATCTTTCAAGGAAATTGAAGCTCAACATCTTACTGAAACAGTCTATTTCCCCGGTAAACCAGACTGGAAGCCTATTCCTCTTACCTTATATGAATTAAAAAAACCAAACAGACATCCTGTTTGGGATTGGTTATCCAATCCCAAATACGGCTGGACTTATGCTCCAGACAGAAAAAGTGAATTTCAGCCATCTTGCGATGGATTCAAAAAACAAAAAGCCCGTCTTGAAATGTATGACGGTTTTGGAGACACCATCGAAACATGGATTTTTGAGTCTGTTTGGTTTAACGATATTCAGTTCGGCGACCTTGATATGACAGATAGTGGTATCGTTATGTGCGAACTTACTCTTCGTTACGACAGAGCGTACTGGCAACAAGGTTGTATACGAAAATAATTATTCTTCCGTGCCCTCAACATGTAACTCGTTTCTCAATAACTCTTGACAAGCTTTAATATGATCTTCGAGGTCTTTAGGTTTGCATTTGAGAACACGACAGGCTCCGCTTTTGTTCAATCTCCCCTTCTTGGTATAAACTTTAGCATCATTTAACAAAAAGGCATCAACAAGTTTTCCGTAACCGCTGTCGATAAGTTTCTGAATCAGTTCTTGATTTTCAATTTGCTCAAATGAGCTTTTTGCTTGTTTGGTCATATTTCCGCCATAAATAAAAAGCCAAAGTAAGTTATCTACTTTGGCTAGTGAATCTATTATACCCGATAATGTCTCTAATATCAAGGATCGCTAACTATATTATGTCTTTTGTAAAGATTTTTAGTTTTTATAGCTGGTAATTTTTGATCCATTTGTATTTGCACAAAGTCAAGATATTTTCTTTTTAATTCGTTATAATTGCGAGCAGTTCGATAAAGTTGTCTAAAATGGTTCAGAATACAAGTTGTCATATAATTGAAAGCTTTGCCTTTTTTAGGATCAAAGCGATCAATTTTTTCAAAGCAGATCATGACACCCTCTTGAATGGCATCGTCTTGATCAATTAAATTAAACTTAGCATATCGAACGATGTTTTGGGACAGGGTATAAAAAGCAAGCGCAAGCTCATCTTGAACCCCGTGATAATTGCTAGATATGAGTCTAAAATCCTGTTCAACAACAATCCAAGCCGAGGGTTTTTGGTATTTTCCTCGTTTCATGGTCCTTTGCTGAGTTCCAATGATATCATCCATGAGGAGTTGACATTTGATTCTTTCTTTCTTGGTTTTCTGGAATTTCACTATCAAAGCTTCAAATGTTCTGTTGTTTAAATATTCTGTCGCCATCAAACTCCTTGGGGGTAACGGTATCAGCGAAACTATATGTATATCATGGAACTAATGCAAATTTTAGCAAACATTTTGGAAAAACCTGAAGTTCCTAGATTTTATCGTGAGCTACAATCATATTGCAACAATAACAATATGACAGAAGAATCTCAAGCTATAGCTTTCTTAATAGAGAAAAAATTCGAGAAAAAAAATGAAGTCCCCGCTGACAATCAGCATATTGGTGAAAAATAACGCAGACACTATTCAAAGTTGTCTTGATTCTATAGCTTTTTTAAATTGCACAATTCAAATAGGTGATTTAGGATGCACCGATGAAACAATCAACAAATCTCTGATTCACAAGCCAGAAATAATCAGACTATCCTGCAACGATGATCTTTCGGCAGCAAGAAATGAACTTATTTCCAGATGTAAAACTGAATGGCTTTTCATTCTGAATCCTTATGAAACGCTTTTATCGGGCGCTGATATTTTTTTGAATTGCATTTCTGGTCCATCAGAAATTTATAAAGTCTGCGTTTTGCAAAATGATTTGATCACCAAGGAAACCAGACTTTGGCATAAAAATAAAAACTTGCAATTCAAAAACCCCATATACGAAACAGTTGGCAGTAAAGGGAATCAAACACAAATTTTCTTGAATTCAGCAAATAAAAAAAACAAGATTGATGCTTTGCAAATTTGTAAAAAATGGATGATCAAAAGCCCTATAAGTCCTGATCCTTTGTACTATATGGCCTGTGCCTGTCTGACAAAACAAAATTGGGACTCATTTTTGAATTATGCAGAACAATATTTGCATCAAGAAACAAAAATGGAAATGTCTTTTTACATGACTCATTACTATTTGGCGTTGGTTAATTGCTATGTGAAAAAGGATTACACAAAAGCCTTGCAATCTGTTTTTTTATGTATTGCAAAAAAACCAATCATGGCAGAATTTTGGTGCCTTCTAGGAGATGTGTATTATGCTCTGAATGATTATGAAAAAGCTTTTCAATTTTTTCAAAATGGATTAATTATTGGGAAAAAAAGAAGAATGGATTGTGAGTGGTTTATGGAAATTTCAAAATACGAAGAGTATCCAAAAAAAATGATGGAGGCTTGCGCTTCCATCAAAAAACAAACATCTTTGTATGTGTCTCAGTAAATAATATCCAATTCATTTACAATCACGGTGACCACATCTTCATAACGAGACATTGCGATTTGTTTTCTTCCGGGTGCAAGCTTTCTGAGTTTTGCTTCTAATTCATCGATTTTGCAATTGATTACTGTCCAGTTGTTGTCTGCTAATTTTTTGATTTCTTCATCAAGTTGAGATACGGGCCTGCCGGGATAATACTGTTGGATTTGCTGTTTCGCCTCGTTCATGACCTTCTTGTAGATGGGCATATTGCAGGCACAGCCCGGATTGTTCAAAAATTTATTGATATCCTCTTTGAAATTTTCAGGCAAACTGTCCCTGAATCTTTTATCTCTCAGAGCTTGTTTCACATCCATCAAGGTAATGGGTCTACTCATTTGTCTCCTCTACTCTTTGATCTGGATCAAAGGCACGAACCATATAACCACACTTGGGGCATTTGAAATACTTTTGTCTTTTTAAATCTGGTGGAACTACTGCTTTATTGGTCAATGGATCAAACTTTGGAGAGGCACGGGGAATATCGCTCCTTTTTACTGGAACCAAGTCACCCAAGTCATATCCGTCAGTAAATCGTTTGTAATCGCATTGATTACAATGCATTACAAAAATCTTTTTGTCAGGATTCATTGGTTTGATTTTGATTTTGATTGCTGGGGGTGGTATCCATCGGGAAATTAAGCACAGTTTGCGCCTCAATCCAATTCAAGACAACAGCAGCAAAGTTTGCGATAAATCCTCCTGCACATCCACAAGCGAAAATCTCAAATGGGTTTTGACTCAACCAAACCCATCCCATGAAAAAACCGCACCAAGTGCCAGAACACATATAACAGTCTACAACACCTCCCAATTTAGGCACCTTGACTGCCGTGGCGCATCTTTTCACCAAGTCTCGAAACCATTGAAGAATAGTTCCATCAACAACGATATGGCTCATGCCAACTGTGCTCAACACATACAACAAAAATGCAACTACCATAACGATCATCTCCAAAAGGTTACTTTTATTTCTTCGCCTTTTCTATAAAGGCAGAAGTCTTTATACTCTGAAAATTCGCAAAGCCGCTCTTCATCAGTCTCATTAAAATCATAATGATCAACAAGTTTGTGATTCAACTTGTTTATTTCAATATCTTCTTTCAAAAAATTACGAATTCTATCGATATGTTCTGATTGCAGGATGTTTAGTAGGTCTGCGATGCTTTTTTTCCCAAGCATTTGCAGACCGGGAATCCTATAGGACATTTCCCATTGGTCAAAAATATATTTTAATTCCGGCAGCAATGCACGGATTTCTTTGTTCATAAAAATTTTTTGTTCAATATTTTTTAGATTTATTTCCATGATACTATGAATAATTTAACCGCAGAAGTACACTTAGAATTAAGTGAGTATCCCAAGGAGATAAAAAAATGGCAGATGACACTTTTCGCCCACGCAAGTTTGAAGAAACGACCCCCAACGATCCAGTCGATATGGCACAGCAGATGCGTCAACAGGTCAATCCTGAAGCAGCCTCTGAAAATCCTGTTCAAGGCGCATTCAATATTCAAGGAAATGTTCCGCCAGCTTTTCAGGCAGCTTTAAGCGCAGCCAGAGGCGATTCGCCAAAAGAGCCCAAGCGTGGTTTTGGAAAAATGAGCACAGGCGGTGAGAGTCCAGTTGCCGCCAAACTTCAAAACTCTGGTTTGTCTGCTACTAGCCATCTTCAGGAACTTCTTCAAGGCCTGCGTGAAAACAAAACCATCTACGAAGAACTCGAATTGCCTTCTAAGGGCAAGTTCTACAATGGCGAAGACGGCCCTTTAAATGGCGTTACCTCCATTCGTGCTATGACCGGTGAGGAAGAGCAAATTCTTGCTACTCCCCGATTCGTCCGCAAGGGCCAAGCAATCAACATGATTTTTCAAAAGTGCATCAAGGAGAGTTTCCGACCAGAGAACCTCTTGACGATTGATAGAACCTATCTCCTTATTTACCTGCGTGGTATTTCCTACAGCCCAGAATATGAAGTTGAAATTAAGTGCCCCGAGTGCGAAAAGAAGTTCAGTACCACAATTGACTTGAATAGCCTTTATGTTGAGTCTTGTCCCAGCGAATATGGACCCAATCTTCAAGATGTACTCCCCAACAGCAAGCTTCCTTTTACCTACAGATTATCAACAGGCAAAGATGAGCAAGACATTCAGGAACACAGGGATCGTCGCCTCAAGGCTTTCGGTGATGCTAGCGCTGATGATACTTTGATTTACAGAACTGCACAGCTATTGCTTGACATCGATGGAATTACGGACAAGCAAGAACTTCAAGTCCTCCTCAAAAACCTTCCAATCAATGATGTCGCCTACATTAGAAGTTTGGTAAATGAACCTCCATTTGGTGTTGATACCAGCATTGAAATGGTTTGTGGCAGTTGCCTTCAAGAGTTTGATATCGACTTACCCCTTGAAGCAAATTTTTTCTTCCCCCGGCGCAAGAAGGTGAAGACCCAAGTCTAGTTCTTTGGCAGAACTTGGCTGAGGAAGTATTCTTTTTCCAATACCACTTGCGTCTAGATATGTATGGGTCTATGAGTCTGCCAATCAACATGAGAAGGTGGTTGATTGAAAGGTTTATTCAACAAAAGGAAAGCGAAAATCAAGCAATGGAGGCCCAACAAAGAAAAGGAAGGTCTAGAAAGTAATGGCAAAAGAAAGATATCAAAATCCGAGTTGCGGAGATGAGATTACGCTGCGATTGTTTACCTACCAAAGTAACAATCGCAGCAATGTCGAAAGCATTACAGAAATAAAAATTTATGTGATTGATGATACGCTCAGAACTTCAGAAAATCCTGAAGGATTGCATTTGATTGAAACAATCGATGGATCAAATGTCGTCGAAGAAGAAACTGGACAATATTCGATTACATTTACAGCAAATCCAGACCTTTACATCATCGGCAATTATTACGATGCATGGACTGTAGTTTTTTCTACTGACGACTGCGCATCATCTGATATCTATAACAAATTCAAGTTGTATAGCCACCTTTGGTTTACTTCTCCAGTACCTTTAATTTACGATTTTAACTTTAATTTCAGGCCAAACAGGATTCGCAAGGGCTCAAAACGCTATGTAATGGTGCAAATCACCCCGAATGTTCCACGAGGTGCCGATATAACTCCCTATTACGAAAATCTTGCCATAGTCTCAGATTTAAGGGTCAGTATGTCACTTTCTTGTGGAGAATGTGTACCTGCTGAGGAAGACCTCAGGTTGGTTGTAGATCGGCACCTTGTGGAATATCGGGAAAAGGGTTATGGGTATTGGTATTTTGACACAAGTCTTTATGAAGAAGGCATTTACGATGTTTGGTTTGAGCTCGCTTTGGGCGAAAACATCTATCTTTCTGAAAAGAATGCCCTACAAATTTTCACTTAATTGAAAATTTTCCAATTTATTTGTATCTAGCGCACAAAACTTCCTGTAAACACATGTGC